AGAATTCCATAAGAAAATAAAATTAAAAGCTACAAATATGGGAATTGGAATAAAAGAGTATATTTTAAATTTGATAAAAAAAGATTTGGAAAGTGAGGAGAAATAAAAAATAAGACCTCTTACAAAGAAGTCTTATGATATTTCTATCTCACCAATAGAATTATATCATATTGACTTCTAAAAATCAAAATATTTTAGGAGGAAATTTAATGGAAAACATTATGGATTTAGTAAAAATTGAAAGAAATAAAAATTACGGGTTAGTTGTCAGCAGTAGAGTTATTGCGAAAGGGTTGGGGAAAAGGCATTCTCATGTTATAAGAGATTTGGAAAATATACTTGAAACCCCCGTAAATTCAGAGAACCCAAATTTGGGCTTTCTGATTTTCCCTAATGAATACAGGGTTTCTAATCAAAAGAGAAAATATAAAGAATATCTCTTGACCAAAGATGGATTTATTCTTTACATGTTCAACATTCAGGGGCGTAACAAGTTTTTTAAAAAAGTTCTTGACTTTTGTCGCGATACATAGTATAATTGTGTCGAGATACAAGGAGAGTGATAAAGATGAGTAAAAGCAGAGCAGATTATTTTAAAGAAAGGAGAAAAAAATTAAAAACATTTAGCGTTAATATCAATAAAGAATTAGCTGAAAAATTAGAAGCAAAATTGGAAGACCTGAAAAAGACTAAAACAAGTTGGTTAATTGAAAAGATAGAGGAAGAGATTAATAATTAAAAAAAAACTCCCTTGTATGGAAACAAGAGAGTATATAATATAATTTATCTAAGCAATAATATTATACTATATATTCTCTTAAAAATCAAAACATTTTAGGAGGAAAAATGGATAATTTAATTGCAAAAGAAGTATGTTTTAAAAACAAAAAGATTAGAGCCATTGAAGAAAATGGAAAAGTTTATGTGGTAGTAAAAGATATATGTAATAATTTGGGGATGAATGAAGATCATTATAAAAATCAAAAGAAAAAAATTCAAAAAGACGAGCTTTTAAAGGTGGGGTCAAAATTAACCCCAGTTAATACAGGATTTGGAATTAAAGAAACTATGCTACTGGAACTTGATTACTTGCCAATTTGGTTGGCAAAAATAAATCCAGCGAGATTTAGTGATGAGTTGAAAAAAGAATTAATGGATTATCAGTTAAAAGCAAAAGATGTATTAGCTGAGGCTTTTCTGGGAAAAAGAAGAATGTATCCAGAATTGTTTTATGAAAGACAGAACAAAAGACTTCCGAGAGGGTTGCCGATTAGCCATTCAAAATTTCATAATAATGGAAAAGTGGTAATGCTGCTACAGGATTTGGCTGATGTTTTGGGTATAAGTAGATTTTCTGTTTCACAAAAAATTACAAACAAGACAGTTATTTCAGGGACAGACTTGCTAAATTTTAAAAAGGAAAATCCAGAAGCCAACAAAAGTAGTGCTTGTCTGACCTTAATAGATAAAAACGATGCAGTTGAAATTCTGTCTAAAGTTAATAATATTTCTGATATTGAAAGAGAAGTTGTTATTGAATATTTTGAACCTTATATGACTCTAGTGAAAACTACCGAACATTGGGAAAGATTAAAATCAATGCAGAAAGGTGTAACTGAGTCAGGATTACAACTGTTTCAGGAAATGAAGAAACTGGATGAGAGCCTTAAAGTGCTGCATGAAATTAAGAAAGATATTATAGGCAGAATGCAATTTATGAATTATGACATTCACGAATTAGAGAAATAATTAAATTTTACAAAGGTCACGATTATTAATTTAGTCGTGATTTTTTTTATTTTCGCCTTTTTAGAATTTGCAGGCGTAAAAGAACAAATCAGAAAAAAAATAATCTCGTTGGCATACAACGTAAAAAATGAATAGGAGTGAAAGATTATGAACAAAGAAGACCTGTTAAAATTAGGTCTGTCAGAAGAACAGGCAGAAAAGGTTCTATCAGTAAATGCTGAACAGTTGAAAGGATTTATTCCAAAATCAAGATTTGATGAAGTGAATAATACCAAAAAACAGCTGGAAAAAGATTTGAAGGATAGAGATGTGCAGCTTGAGAATTTAAAAAATAGTTCAGGAGATTTAGAAACGATGAAGCAGACTATTGAAAACTTGCAAAGAGACAATAAGGTGGCAAAAGATAATTTTGAGGCTGAACTTGCTAAATTTAAGCTGGAAAGTGCGATTGACACAACTTTACTTGGCTCAAATGTTATTAATACCAGAGCAGTTAAGGCTTTACTTGATATGGATAAAATCAAGTTGGACGGAGATGTTCTGATTGGGATTAATGAACAGTTAGAAGCACTGAAAACTGCTGAAGATAGTAAGATGTTGTTTAAAGTCACAGAAACAAAACAAAAAGAACCCAACTTTTCAGGGGTCAAACCTGGAGAAGGGAACACACAGAACAGTGCTGGCGATAGTGCTGGAAAAATTAAAACTTATTCTGAAATGATGGCAGAACAAAATTAAAATTATAGGAGGATATATTTATGGCAAAAGCATTATTTGACGCGAAACATTTTAATGGTGAGGTATTTGGGAAATATGTTGATACCATACCAAAATTAAAAAGAAATGAATTATTAAAATCTGGTGCAGTAAGAAATGCACCGCAGTATGTGGATATGATGAGCGAACAAACAGGAGGATATTATGTGACAACTCCTTTATTTGGTAGAATTGGTGGAAAACCTAATAACTACGACGGTAAAACTGACATTGATTCAACATCGATGAATACTTTCTCTCATTCGAGAGTTGTTGTAGGTAGAGCAAAAGGATGGGTTGAGAAAGACTTCTCACATGATATAACAGGAGGAGTTAATTTCATGGATCAAGTAGGATTACAGGTATCAGAATATTGGGATGACATAAATCAGGATTTATTATTATCAATTCTAAAAGGTGTGTTTGCTATGACTGGGGCAGACAATGAAAAATTTGTTGATGGACATACTTATGATGTATCAAAAGAAACTGATACGGCTAAGCAAGTATTTAATGTTACAACTTTAAACAATGCTTTACAAAAGGCTGTGGGGCAAAATAAAGCAAGATTTTCATTGGCAATAATGCACTCTCAAATAGCAACAAACTTGGAAAATTTAAAATTACTTGAATATTTAAAATATACGGATTCTGATGGAATAGAAAGAAATTTAACAATTGCAGCTTTAAATGGTAGATTGGTATTGGTAGATGATTCCATGCCTACTGAAGAAGTTCCAAAATCAGGGACAACTCCTGCGTATACAAAATATACAACTTATGTTTTAGGAGAAGGTGCTTTTGAATTTACAAATCCTGGAGCAAAAGTTCCATTTGAAATGTTTAGAGACCCTAAAACAAATGGTGGGCAAGACACTCTTTACTCAAGAGAAAGAATCTGTTATGCTCCATACGGAATTTCATTTACAAAATCAAGTATGGCTACATTGTCTCCGACTGATGCGGAATTGGAAATGGGTGTGAACTGGGAATTAGTAAATGATAATTCTACAGGAACAAAAACGTATATAGATCATAAGGCTATTCCTATTGCTAGAATAATTTCGAGAGGATAAAGTGGTATTTATGGAATACATCACAGATATTAAAGAAGATGTTAAAAATTATTTGAAGTCTTTAGATTATGAAATTGTGGATACTGATTTGTTTTTATTAGATAATGCTATCCAAACAGTAAAGTATTACATCTGTAATAAAACTAACCAAAAGAAAGTTCCCGAAGGATTAAAATATGTCTGGATAAATAGAAGTGCGGCAGAGTTTCTTGATTTCAAATTAAAATTAAATCAGCTTAATATACTAGGATTAAATTTTAACCGTATAGCGAAAGAGATAAGTGAAGGAAAAACTAAAGTAGTTTTCGATGATACTAAAAGCACAGGGGATAAATTTGAAGTATATTTAACGAATCTTTTAACTTATGGAGAAGAAGAAATACTAAGATTTAGGAGGCTGGTATGGTAAGTGATATTTTAAAAAGTGCAAAAGACGCAATAAAGTCTATGTGGAGTGGGCTATGCACGGTTTATAAAAATGAGAAGTCTAAAAATAAGTATGGTATAGTGATCTCTGAAAAAGTAGAAATATATAAAGATGAACCTTGTCATTTAAGTTTTGAAAATGTTAGCCAAGCAGACCAAACGGAATTAGGAGCGAATGTGTCTCAAGTTGTCACTCTTTTCATTTCCCCTGAAGTTTATATTCCTCCAGGGAGTATGATTGAAGTGACTCAAAACAATGTGACAAGAACATATAAACACAGTGGAATTTCTGCAATTTACACTAATCATCAGGAGATTATACTTGAATTAGAGCAGGAGAAAGCATAATGGCAAATTCAAAAATAAAAGTACAATTTGATGGTCTGAAAGAGTTTCAAAAAATAATTGAGTATATGGAAAAGGAAAAAGATCAGTTGATGATTGATACTATAAAAGAATTAGCTGCGAGATTGTTACGTAAAGTAATTAAAAGAACTCCTGTAAGTTCTCCTAATTTTGGAGTTGCTACTTACAAGAGAAATAATAAGAAAAAAGGTATAAAAAAAGGCGATACTATCTATGATAAAAAGGGTAAAGCCAGAGTTTTGAAAACTAAGACCGTTTCATATAAAAAAGATGGTAAAACAATCTCTAAAACCTATGGTGGTCAAGGTGGAACTTTAAGAAGAAATTGGACTGTTTCCGATGTGAGAAAAAATGGCGGTAATTATGAAATAGAAGTTTCAAACTCTACAGAATACGCAAGCTATGTTGAATTTGGACATAGACAAACTCCGGGAAGATTTGTTCCTGCTATTGGGAAGAGATTAAAAAAGTCTTGGGTAAAAGGTAAGTTTATGCTTACTATTTCTGAAGATGAATTAAAAAGGCAAGCTCCGGCTGTTATTGAGAAGAAGATTACCGAATGGCTTAAAAAGTTAGGAGGATAGATGTTAAATGAAATTGTAAATGGAATCGGATTAAAACTTTCAAAAAGTTTTAATGGAATAGATATTCACAAAGAAGAACTTGAGCAAGGTTTTGAAGAGCCTTGCTTTTTTATCGACTTATTGAATCCTGGTGAAAAGCAGATTATTGGAAATAGGTATTTGAGAAGTTATTTGTTCGATATTGTATATTTTCCTAAGAAGAAAAGTTCAGAAGAAATATTCGAGGTGTTAGATAAACTTTATTCGGTACTTGAGTATATTGAACTTGATGATAGTACACTTATTCGGGGAATTGATAGAAATTCTAGGGAAGAAGATAAAGTATTGCATTTCTTCGTTACATACGAAATGTTTATTTATAAATTAGACGAGGAAAAACCTAAGATGAAAAAACTAGATGTAAATAATGGATTGAAGGAGGATTAATATGACAGATATTAATAGTACTGAAAATAAGATACAGATAAAAAAAGAAAATGTTGAAAATAAATCAGAAGAAACTAAATTTGTAAAAAGTCAGATTATAAGTTCTGATAAATATAAAAACAGAGCAGATTTATTAAATGTTTTACTAGAAGATGATAAAGAATATACTTTATCAGAAATTGAGAAAAAATTAGAAGATTTTTTAAGTAGGGAGGTTAGATAATGGCTTATGGTGGCGGTACTTGGCTAGTACAAAATAAAGTTTTACCAGGTACATATATTAATTTTGTAAGTAAAGAAAGAGCTGAACTTGTATTTTCGGATAGAGGATATGCTGCGATTGGAGTTGAACTTGATTGGGGAATTGATGAAGAAATATTCAAAGTAGAAAATGGCGATTTTATTGAAAATTCTACTAAGTATTTTGGCCATTCCTATGACAGTGATAAATTAAAGGGATTAAGAGATTTCTTTAAATATACTCAAACTGGATATATTTATAAATTAAATACAGGTGGAGCTAAAGCGACAAATGCTTTCGGTAGTGCAAAATATACAGGAGAGAGAGGAAATGATATAAAGATATCAATCCAAGCAAATGTTGATAATGCATCGCTTTTTGATGTTACTACTTTTGTTGATTCAGAAAAAGTAGATGTTCAGACTGTAGCTGCTGCTCAAGATTTGAAAACAAATGACTTTGTAATTTTTAAATCGGATGCAACACTTGCTGTAACGGCGGGAACACCTATGACAGGTGGGACAAATGGAACTGTGACAGGTGCAGCACATCAAAAATTTTTAGATAAGATTGACAAATATTTTATCAATGTTCTAGTTTGTACTTCAAATGAAAAAACAATAAAAGATTTATATGTTCAATACACTAAGAGAATGAGAGACAAAGTTGGTGCTAAATTTGTATGTGTAGTTTATCGTGCTACTGATCCAGATTATGAAGGTGTGATTAATGTTAAAACTAAAACATTGGATTCTGATTTCCCTGAAAATTCAGCAGTTTACTGGGTTGGTGGAGCAGAAGCGTATTGTGCTGTTAATAGAAGTTTGACAAATCAAAAATATAATGGTGATTTTAAGCTCGAAGTGGAAGAAACACAAACAGAATTAGAATTAGCTGTAAAAGCAGGGTATTTCATATTCCATAAAACAGGAGATGAAATAAGAGTTCTGAAAGATATTAATTCGTTTGTTTCATTCATAAAAAGAAAAAATGTAGACTTCTCATTTGCTCAAGTGATGAGAACCTTAGACCAAATTGCTACTGATGTTGCAACAATTTTTAATAAAACTTATTTAGGTTCATCTAACAATAGTGAATATGATAGGAATGATTTGAAACGTGATATTTCAAAACATCACGAAACATTGGAAGATTTGAGAGCAATAAAAGATTTCAATGAAGAAACAGATATTACAGTAGTTGAGGGCGAAACTAAGGAAAGTGTACTAGTTACAACTAATATAAAACCTGTTGTAGCTATGGAAAAACTTTATATGAACGTAATCGTACAATAAAAGCTAAAGGAGTGTGGGAATAAATGGCTGATACAGCAATTATGAAAGGTAAAGACGCTATATCTGGAAGTCTTGCTAAGTGTTTTGTTACGATTGAGGGCAAAAGATTTAATTTTATGCAGGCTATAAATGTAAAAGCAGAAATGGAAAAGAATAAGGTTGAAGTTCCAATCTTAGGTAAAACTGGGAAAGGGAATAAAGCGGCAGGATGGAAAGGAACTGGAAGTGCTACTTTCCATTTTAATACGTCTATATTTAGAGAAGTATTGCAGGAGTATACAAGAACTGGTAAAGATTTGTATTTTGATATGCAAATTGTAAATGAGGATCCGACAGCAAGCGTGGATAAACAGACAATAATGTTGATTGACTGTAATTTAGATGGCGGAATTATTGCACAGTTTGATGCGGATGCCGACTATTTGGAAGATGAGTTTGATTTCACATTTGAAGATTGGAAACTTGTGGATAAATTTAAGCCGCTTGATGGAATGAATAAATAGGGAGTCAAAAACTCCCTTTTAAAATAATTTAGGAGGATATTTAATAATGAAAGATTTAAAATTTTTTTTAAAACAGAATACAATACCTGTGGAAAATCAGGAAGTGGAAATTTCAAAAAGATTCAAGGATGATCAAGGAAATTTTGTAAAATTTGAGATAAAGCCTATTTCAAATGAAATGGATGATATCTTAAGAAAACAAAATACAAGACAAGTTAAAAAAGCTAAAGGGGTATTTGTCCCAGAAACAGATACCCAAGGATACTATATGGATTTAGTTTTGAAATCATTAGTCTACCCTGATTTAAACGATAAAGAATTACAAGATTCTTGGGGAGTAATGGATTCAAAAGAATTAATAAATGCAATGCTGCTTCCAGGAGAATACTCGTCATTGCTTCAAGAAGTCCAAAAAATAAACGGTTGGGACATCAACATAGAGGACATTAAAGAAGAAGCAAAAAACTAATTGAGGCAAATGTGGCAGAGTATAATTACGCTTACTATTGCCTTCATAAACTTAAAATACGGCCAAGTGAATTTGCAGAAATGGATATTTATGAAAAAGGATTCATTATGGCCTGTATTGATTTAAAAATAAAAAGAGAAAAAGAAGCAGAAAAGGAATCTAAGAGAAAAGCTAGTCGCAGAAGACGTTAGGAGGTGGGAAATATGGCTACAATACAAAACAGTATAATCTTAAATGATAGAATGACACAGACATTCACAGCAATAAATAATGCAATAAGTGCAACAGTAAATAGTTTATCCAGTCTTGATGGAAAATCTATGAATATTAATACTGCTAATTTGACAACAGCAAGGCAACAATTAGCATTGGCTGATAACGAACTCCAGAAAATGAAAGGTGACAGTAAAGGGGTGAATGATAACCTGAGTAAAACACCAGGTATTGTTGATACAATAAAGAAGAAAATGATGCAGGTAGGTACAGCAATAGCAGGTGTTATGGGTGCAAAACAATTATTGGAAGCATCTGATCAAAATGCACAGATAACGGCTAGATTAAATCTAGTAACAGATGCACCTGAGCAATTAAAAAAACAGATTTATCAATCAGCAAATGATGCAAAAGTTGCTTATACAGATAGCATGAATCAAGTAGCAAAACTAGGTTTACTTGCAAAAGATGCTTTTAACAACACCGATGAAATTGTTCAGTTTACAAATCTTATGCAAAAAGCATTCAAGGTATCAGGAGCAGATGCAATGGAAGCAACAAGTGCAATGTATCAACTTACTCAAGCTATGGCAGCTGGAAAACTTCAGGGAGATGAATTTCGTTCTGTAATGGAAAATGCTCCAATGGTGGCTCAAGCTATAGCTAAATATATGGATGTGTCAGTTGGTGAATTGAAAGAATTAGGAGCAAAAGGGAAAATAACGGCAGATATAATAAAAAATGCTTTGTTTAGTGCTGGAGATGATATAAATGCCAAGTTTAAAACTTTACCTCTCACATGGTCCGACATTTGGACTCAAGCTAAAAACTTTGCATTGCGGGAGATGGAAGGCATACTTAAAAAGATAAATCAATTAGCCAACTCCCAAGCCTTTCAATCTTTTATAACTAATCTAAAAATTGGATTTATCGGGTTAAAAGCAGTAGTGAATGGGGTTGTAGACGGAATTGCCATGGCTGGGAAATTTATAGCAGATAATTGGTTAGTAATAAGTCCAATAATTTATGGAGTTACAGCTGCACTAATGACTTATGTAATTTGGCAAGGAATTTCCACAGCTTTAGAATGGTTAAATGTAGCGGCTAAAACGGCCCTAAATGTAGCAACAACTATTTTAACAGTAGCTAAAATTGCTTTAACATTTGCTCTTTACGGCTATACTGCGGCTCAAACTGTAGCAAATGAAGCAGCTTGGGCATTTCCTGGAACTTGGCTTGTGGCAATCATAATTGGGCTAATAGTAGTTATACTATGGGCTTTGGTTGTTACTGTACAATGGGCGACAGGAACTCAAAGTGCATTGGAAACAATTGGTGGAATGTGGTACTGGTTATGTGCAGTTGTTGTGGACGTATTTATCATAATTTGGGATATAATAGTTGTCTTTGTTTCAGTAGCCATAATAGCTTTTATTGCCCTTGGTGCTTTAGTGATAAATGTTTTTATAGGGATATGGAATGCGGGAGTGTGGCTTGTAAACATACTTTTGCAAGCGTGGTACTGGCTTGTTAATAATGCCGCAATGGTTTGGGCTTGGCTGAAAGTCACGATATGTAATATTTTAAAAGGAATTTATAATTTTTTTATAGGAGTCGCAAATGGATTTATAGATGGATACAACGCAATAGGAAGAGCTGCGGTAACAGTTGCAAACGGATTTCACAATGCTTTTGCCAATGCCATAAATTCTCTGGCAAAAATGGTTGAAAGTTTTGTTAATGGATTTTTACGAGGGTTAAATGAAATTGGTAAGGTTGTAGATTCTGTTATTGGTACGCATTTTTCAAATGGCGGGGCTCTTAGTATAAGTGTTGGCAGAGTTGGTGGCGGAGGTGGAGCTTCGTTTACTCCAGCTCAACATATTCAAGCTATGGCCTATGGAGATGCTAATGGTGTTAAAGTGGCACAAAAACAGGCACCTCAATTTGGATATGCAGGGTTTGCTAATCCTTCAGGGTTAATGGAAGGTGTTATGAATGGTGCTGGGAAGTTGGCTGGTACAAAACTTACTAATCCTAATGCAAACTTTGACAAAGGAAAAAATGATGTTAGAAAAGGTGTAAAAGGATTAACTGATGGACTTAATAAGGCAAGGGATAGTTTAACAGATATTGGAAAAGACAAGCCTATGCCAGACAAAGGAAAAGGCGGTAAAGATGGCGGCGGTGGTAAGGGTAAAGGAGACGAAGGTGGTGGAGGAAAAGATAAAAAAGATCCACATAGTAAAAGAACTGCTGACAATACAGGTAAAATGGCTGATAAAATGACAGATATGGATGAAGATATGAAATATCTGAGAGATGTTGCCGAAAAAGAATATGTAAATAAATTTACTACCGCTGAGATAAAAATAGATATGACAAATTACAATGATATTTCAAAAGAAGCAGATGCGGATGATTTTATAGACGCTCTTGGAGAAAGATTAGCAGAACACGTTTATACCGCAGCGGAAGGGGTGCATAACGATTAATGAGAACACAAGGTTATATATTTTATATTGATAGGGTGCTTTTACCTGTAGCACCTTCCTCTGTTACTGTTACGCATAAGAATATGAACAATGTTATAAATTTAATAAATGATGCGGAATTTAATATGCTAAAACAGGAGGGCTTGCAAGAAATAAGTTTTAAATTCATGCTTCCATCCCAACGTTATCCATTTGCTAGATATTTAGGATTCTATCAAAGACCAAGCTACTATCTAAATAAATTGAAAAACTTAAAGAAAAGAGCAAAACCATTCCAGCTAATAGTAATTAGGAATTATCCAAATTCTGGTCGTGCTTATTTTAGCACTAATCTCAAGGTATCAATTGAAGATTTTAGTGTAGAAGAAGATGCTGAAGAAGGAATGGATGTTTATGTGGATATTAAATTTAAAGAATTTATTGACCCTAGACCAAAACAATATATAAAAAATGCTGATGGAACTATG